CTTCGAATAAGTTATTCCAATCAAGTTCAGACTCATCACGAGACTTTTTACGATTTGCTTTGTAGTAAGGATATGCTTCTTTGCGCCATGTGTTTTTGCCATCAGCACAAATTACGATCTCACCATAATCTTTTACGAACTTTTTACGATTAAGACGAAGGGAGTTTAGGAACATGTGACGAACTAGATTTTCGTCAATTTCCACGTTGTGGTGGTTACCAATGCTTGCGAATAGCGAAGCTAGGATAACCTGATTGTAGTCTACGAGTATTGCCATTGTTTTCTCATGTTATAATTTAATTTATGATTCTATTTTAATCCATATCTTCATCAATGTCAACCATTTTTTTCTCAAAATCTCCAATATTTAAAGAATCTTTTGCAAAATCCTGCAGAGGATGGTCTACGTCTTGTGTTTGTAAGTGTAAAGATCTGATTGCTTCTAAAATGAGTATCATGCTTGGAAAATATTTTTCCATATCTTTGGATAAATCACAGCCAGATCTGCTGAGTTCAGCAATGCATTGTCTCCATAAAAATTCAGAAATCTCTTCACTATAGCTAAGTTTGTATTCCATCACCTTATCGTCCACCTCAGCCCTTGATTGAGGTGGACCATCAGTTTTAAACTTTGGAAATTCTATTACGTTATCATCAGACACTGTCTAAGTCCTTTAAAAGCTTTTGCCAAGCTGCTTCGAATGTAGGCATACTATTTCTACCTAGATAAAATCTATCAGACTGAGTCCACCTATCAAAAAACTCTGGATTTCCATTTATAGAATCCATTAATTGTTTTGCTATAGAAAACACAAAGCTGGCATGTCGATTAATGTCTTCGTGATAATCGTACATAATACTAGCGTTACATGCTGTTTCTGGAAGAGCTCCATAATTTGGATGAACGCAAATTACGCCAGATTTAATAGCTTCAATCAATGCGATACAAGAAGTTTCTTGCCAAATGTTTGGATACAAGAAAACATGAGCTTTATCTAAAGCTTCAAGCACTTCTTCATTACTCTTATGACCATGATAAGTCATTTTAGGATGGGCTTCAATACGTTTAAATAAACCAGAGTATGGCTCATCTCTATTTTCCCAACCATAAATTCCAAAGCTTGAATACACATCAAGATGGATATTTTTATATTGCTCAGCGAGTGCATCAAAAATAGGAACTAGCAATTCCAAGCCACGGTGTGGAGTGGTGTGGTAGATAAACCTAATTGTTTCTTGATCTTTCTGCCGAACAGCATACTCTTTTTCTACAGCGTTATAAATTACTGTACATTTTGAGTATGGGATTTGATAAAGCAAAACGTATTGATCTCGTTGCCATGCCGATACAAACACAAAGTGATCCCAATGTTGCCATCCGCCGTTTGCCAACATATTGTTTTCTGGATCTTGTGCTAAATCATGACAGTAAAAGATGTTCTTTACGTCTGTATACATTTCTCTGCTGCGAGAAAAATGGATTGCATATTTTTCTAAAAGACGCGTAGAGACTGAGTCTAACAATCTTTTTCGCATCATTTCCGTACCGCCGTTTGAGTTTGTACTCAGCTCACTTTCGACGACTTTACCCTTGTAAATACAACTCATAATCTAATATTCCTTTTATTCCATAGTAATTATTTTTAAATCTCTTAGACAACTATATACGAGCGTTGATAATTCTCCAGTTGGGTCTAAACGTATATAAGCTACTAACCTATCTATATATTGAAGTTCCATACCGTGGTTGCTCGCAATTGTCATGCCTTCAAAAAATGTTTCAACATCATAGGGATTATCAAAAAATAGTTGTTTGGCACTGGTTTTTTTATTATTGTGCTTCTGCTCTGACATTACCTTCTTTCAAATACAAGTCTTCTAAAACTGAATGAAAATCTGTTAAGGTTCCGTTGTTATGGATACGATATGTTTTTACATTAAATTTGTGATTTAAAACATATTTTTTGTTAATTAAGGTTTTGTGAGAATTCACGTATTCGTGTACCACATTTCCATCAAAATAACGACGAGAGTCTGTAGAGTAATCCTCACCTTCTCGCGTTAATTGAACCAAAACAAAATTATTGGAACCAACTTTATTTATAACAGGAATCAATTCATCTACAAAGCCGCCATCTGAAATAGCATAGTCTTTGTTTAAATCAATTTCATTAGCAACTTGCCGTCCAAAGTAGTCAAGGCCACGCTTAGGCTTAACTACTTTTTCTGATACATATATCATAGCTTCACGACACGACATATGGCCAAGATCCATGTGAGGAACTTCTTTTACAGTGCGATCATCATACCTATTCATAAACCAATCATAGCTTACATCAAAGTATTTTGATGTTTCTTTATATAACTGATACTTAAATGAAAGGTGTTTATAACCTTTATCTTTAAAGTAGTCAGCAGCTGCATCTTTACCCGAACGAGGAGGTCCATTGAATAAAAATATCATGCAAAAGTATCCGATACTATGCTCATAATTTCTTTAGAGAATGCAGCTTTCCATTCTGTAGGTGTCATACCTGACAAAATAAACTCACGGTCTTCAGAAGTGAGGTAAGGCATTGCTTCATCGATTGAAGCGTAGCCGCGTTGCCATTCGATATAATTTTCGGGATCGATGGGTATATCTTTAGTGCGTTCAATTCCACTCAATACACTTTTACGTTTGATAAGCATAATATTCTCCAGACTGATTCTATATAAGATCTAATATAAACTATATTAAACCAAATGTCAACCGTTGTCAACTGATTTTTACACTTTTTACGACCAATTGCCCTCTTGGATGCGTTTGAGTTTGAAGTGGATTAACTTCCCAACCATAGCCACCTGCAATTTCTTGCATTTCTTTAAGGCTATACACAAACATTCTATTTGAATGGCTTTTACCTTGCCAGTTGCGTTGATTACCATTAACCACCTCTGGATTATGATGATTAAAATACGTAAACATGAATGTATTGTTTTTTTCTGAAACTTTATTCAAACCTTCAAAACAATTTTGTATATCTTCGACATCTAAATGAGAAAAAAGACTATTAGCCCAAGCTAAGTCATATCCTTCTGAAACCTTACTAAGGTCAAATGTATCAGTAATCCATACTGTTGGATTTTTTTGAGAGCCAGGTTTTTGATCTTCGCGTAGTTCTTGATTAATTCCATGATTAACGATGTCGTCGGCGATATCAAATCCATAATAATGATTATCGTCTAGATAGTCTATCATGTGCTTTCCTAATCGAAAACATCCACAGGCTACATCGAGAAAACGAGTTTGTTTACTTAAAGTTTGATTTTTTGTTATAAGATCAAATTGCCATTTTCCTATTTCCTCGAATAGTCCACCAACATATTGTCTAGCACCTAAAGATTTTATTTCATTTTCATAGTATTTCATTTTGTTGTTCCTTCGGCAAGTAACTTTAATCTTTTAACATGAGATCGATGAATTTTTACTTGAACTATTCCATTATAGTATTCATCACTCAATAACACTTCGCGCTCCATCTGTTCCTTGAGCTCAAGGTAAGACAGCTCGCCTTTAGATTTACATAAGTGTAGTATTTCTCTGTGGAAGTTTTCTTCGCCTAGATCTTCTACTATTTGTTTTACTTCCTCTGAAGATCCATAATAAGTTTGCCAATCAGACTCGACAATCTTAGTACGTTTTCTTGTTTTCCCTTTGAGGGGAGGTAAGCGGCGTTTAGAAACAAATATTTTTTTACCAACGTATTTTTTATTATTAGACTTGTCTGTTAGTACGTAAACAAATCCAACATTATCTTCAATCATTTCAGAAGTAAATTCTTTACCATTATATAGCCACATAATAACCCCATTGTAATAGGATTATTTATTCATTTTTTATTTGTTTTCTAGCGCTTTAACTCTTTCTTGCAGATCACGAATTGTTTCCAATAAATCAAAACCATCGGGATCTGATGAGTCTTGGACCCATACTTTTCCATCTTCAGTCAGCATCAAATCTGGCCGGGCGTTTTTATGTTGCGGATCAATTATATTAGTCAATAGAAATCTCCTCTTCTTCTTCAAATCGCACAAATGCTTTAAGTGTTCTACCATCATCTTGTAGTTGAAACTTTAGCTCTTGTACTCCGTGCTTTGCATAGGCACGACCTTTATTATCTATAACTTCAAAACGAGTAACCTTGTCACCAAACATAATGTACTCGTCATCAATAATCATATCAGTTGTAAGTTTCATTAGCGCCTCATACTTGCGATTGCAACCGCATCTTCTTTACGAGTGATAGGAACACCGTTAGACTTGTGCATTTGACCAATGCCAATAATGTAATCACCAGTATATTGCGTTGCTTCCTTTTTAGCACCATTACCAGCAATTTTATCAGAGGTCATACGTGGTCCTGTGTCATAATCAGGAATAGTATTAGTATTACGTGCTTTTGTTTTACCAACACCCATTTTTTTAAGAAACTTTTCATGCTCAATGGCAGCTAGGCGATCCTTTGGCGTTAGTTTCTTTTTTGATTTTCCGTGGACTTGAACTCCACGTATCATATGCATAGACATTAAGCTGCCTCCTTATAGTATTCATCAAATACACCATACATGCGGTGTTTAACATTTTGTATGTGGTTACATGGTCTTTGTGGACGCTTCTTACATGTACACGAAAAGCCTTCTGGATGCATCTCAACAACACCTTTTCCATAAACCCATTTTGTACCCACTGCCCAGTGTTGAGCAGTGTTGATACCTTTTGACTCAAAGATTTTCATTTTGTTAAATTTCGTTTATAATTGTTTTAATATGCTCAGGGTCTAGGCGGCCAAGTATTTGTCCGACCAATTCTTCGAGGTGGTCATAGTTATTAGATGAGAATTGGTAGAGTGGATTGCCGCCGGCTGGGCCATTGATTATTAAAAGGTTAGCCGTGCATCCGTGCTCTTTGGCGAATTGTTGGACGTCAGAGTGAGTTGGTTCCGATGAAACGTCAAGCTGTGCAGTATACATTAGTGATTCTCCTTATTATAGAATCAATATAAACCAATTCAATTGTAATGTCAACCGTTAAATTGCGCCATCGCCATAATTACGAGTATTTTGAATTTCTTCTGAGAGCTGTTCATAACCACCTACATAGTTATTATTCCAAAAAATTTGTGGAACCTGTCTTGGTTCAGAACCCATGCGTTCTGTAAGCTCATCTCGATTAGCTTGGTTTGCACTAATGTCTTTATATTCGTAAGGTAGCTGATACCGCTCTGCTAATTTTTTGGCACGAATACAAAAACCACACGTTGGGGTTCCATAGATTTCTATCATTATTGCATCCTTTGTATATTTTCAAAAACAGTTTTAACCGTCTTCGGTGTTCCAAAATGAACTCGCCAAAATAGGCTTAAAGTTCCAGACGTTGTTTTAAAAGCACGAGTAAACAATCCGCTTGTCTTATCGTCGCGGACCATGTACTCGTCTGTAATAGGGACCCAATCTGGGTTCAAACAATCTATAATGTCGTTTAATTGTTTATTTGAAAAGTCATTTAAATTCATAATATTCCTTATGCTGCTAGACGCCAATCATGTGAGAATGCTACAAAACCAATTGGAGCAACTACAATACATTGACCTTCTTCGTCAACGAGAACATCGCCAACTGAAATTGAGTGCATACGTTCTAAGCGCTCAATGTTTTCTTCGGGTCCCATGTTGCCAATATGAAATACTTCATTTGCTGAAGCAGCTTCAATATTGGCAACGTGAGTGTAATAGTTTTTTTCTACGAAAGCATCGTATGCTAATCCACCAATCTTATGACCTGCAAAATCCATATCCATATCAATCTTTGCTTTTTTAGCAGGAACTGATTCGAAGCTTTGAGTTTCGTTGATAAGATCAATTTGAGCATCAGTAAGACGGATTTGATAAATTGCGTATTTCATAAGATTGATTCCTTTTGTTTTACCTTATAGAATCAATCTATACTATTCTTACGGTAATGTCAACCGTTAATTTGCTTTTATTTCATTTTTCTTAAAGCTTCTACGCCACCTTTGACTCTTTCAGGATATTCACCAAGATATGTGCCTGCTAACAAATCCATAGGACCTAATAGATGTTTATGAAAGTGTTCTATATTATCCCAATCGTCCATCATTCTTTTTGCTAAATTATCAAAATAAGAGTCAGATAAAACTGGATCGTCTTCTACATAATAAGCATATGCGCCCATAAGATACCAAGGCACCATCATATTTTTATTCTTTGATATTACTTCTTCAGCTTTATTGTCCAACATCGACAAGGTAAGCTCCTTCGGGATATTTAAACGATCTTCTAAACTCTTCTAACATTAAAGGAGTCATTTGAATTATCTGAAACCTATTTTCTTTTTCAACCCATTGCCTGATGTACACTACATCTTCGTACATAAAAACTTGAACATCTTCAACTCTGCCGGTGTCGTCTAAAATTGTTAACGCGGTTTCATCCCAATCCATTTCTATTGTAAACATTTAAGTATCTCCCACGTATGTTGCCAGTCTCTTACGTGATGGTTTACTCCGTTTTTATTAACCTGAGCAAGAGGATAATCATTACCGCCGGGATCCATTTTGTCACCAAAGAAATGTACAGTATCATGATTAGAAAAATCAAGAATAACTTGTGACTTATCAAAGCCAATTGGATATAGATCTATTCCAGTGTCACCACCTGCAGTTGCCATTAAGCCTAGTGTTTTTTCTCCAAAGTTGTAATTAAAAGTTTCAACGATTTGATTTCTTTCATTATTTGTAGTGTCGTATTTTACGTATTGTGCACGTTGTTCTTTATTTGCATTTCTTCCAACAACACTAAAGTTTGCTGTGCCTGGTCTTTCTTCTAAATGATTACCGGTCCTTACAGGAAATGGGCTACGAATAAGCTCATCGGATAACCACTTTTTAACTTCTTCTGGAGTTTCCCAATCAGATTTACGAATTCTTACTCCAGCGCTATAAACGTCATTTCCACTACATTGATAAACACCTCTACATTTATTGTATATCACTTCTCCAACTTGTTCTATTGTTTTGGGTCTATCACTTCCAGTAACAATATAAACCTTTTCACGTTCACAGAACTTGCTAAACCAAACAGCAAATTTTTTATCAATACCCTTTCTGCTTGGCGTTAAGGTTCCATCTACATCAAAAATAAATTTATTCATCTGAGTCAAGCATTTCATCAATTTTTAATTCTATTTTATCTAAACGCTGCAGAACTAATTGAAGCATGTCATTTACAGTTGGTTCTACGTCGTTTGATGAATAAAACGTTGGTGGAACATCAGCATCAAAATCCATAGTATCATCAATGTTTTTTCTTAGAAAATTAAAAATGCTCATTCTTCTAATTCCTTATAGACCCAACGACTTAGGGGAGGGTCACCAAAATAGCGAGCATAAACAATTTTACCCACGCGTTCAAAAATTAAATGTTTACTATCTTTCGTTTCCATTGCACCAATGTCTCCTATTATGAGCGTTTTTAATTAATTCACTAAAACGATCTGCTATTTGTCTAATTTCAGGACCAGCTGTATTATCATGTTGTTCCATAATACGTGCAGTGTTATGTAGTTGGTTCAGCATTTCTGAATCCATTTCCCATTGCTTATCACTCATCTTGACACCAATGGCATATTGTTTTGACTATCGTGGTAATCACCAGATTCGTAATAATCTCGGCATGCAGATTCTTTTACCATCATACCATTTTTCATACGATATGTTACAATCTCACGACGAATTACACCGTCAGTGTCAGCGTCAAATGCACTTTTGAAAGGTCCATCTGTCATTACTTCTTTCCTTCTATAGGTTCACAAACTCTTTTTCTTAAATCACTTGTACTAAAACGATGATCTCTTTTATTATAATACAAATCAATATTTCGTTTCTTACAAATTTCATATCCAGTAAAGTTTTTGTCTTTATACTCTACTCCTAATATTCTAATATTAATATTGTACATTGTCAATATATCTTTTAGATCATCTTCAGTACTATATGGAATAATTTCATCTACATATTTTACTGCTTTAAGTTGAGCATATCTTTCAACTACAGTTTGCACCGGTCTGTTTTTTTCTGGCCTGTCAATAGTAGGATCTGTTTGTAATCCACAAATAAGATAATCACACTGAGACTTAGCGTCTCTAAGCATTTGAATATGTCCGGCGTGAAGCAAATCAAACGCGCTACATGTAAAACCTGTTTTC